CAACTCTTCAAGGTGATGCTTAGTAGCACCAACACCTGGAACTGGATCAAAGTCACGAAACTTTTCTCTTACCAAATCTACTGGAGGAAGAGATGAGTTATTTTCAAAATAAAGTCTTACAAAATTCCAAATATCTCCGTGAGTTCTAAGTAGTGTATCTACGTTTGCCTGTAGCAGAACATGGATCTGCTTATCCTGAAGAACAGCAGTAATTAGTTTTGACTCTGTATTATTCACTTAGCCACTCCTTTGCCATTCGTCTACGCTCTGCTCTTTCTTGACTATCCTTTAGTCTATCTTTTTTTGCCTGTAATATTTTCTCTGCATTGTATGCAAAATAATTCCACGATGGGGTTTCTGAAACAGCAAAGTAGTACTCAAGTATATCGTAGCATCCTGGCAGTGTGTAGGATTCAATGAGAGCATCAGATGCCCATTGTTCTACATTCAGATTTAGAGATGGCTTTGATTCGTACCTTGCGGTATGATACTTGCTGTATCTTGAAAGCAAAGCCATACGGTCTTTGCGTTCGGCCATTACTTTTCTTCAGCCTCGGATTGTGCTTCTAAAATCTTAGCGGTTAGTTTGTCTTCAACAAACTTGTACACACGCTCAAAAGCCTGATCTGTATTCTCTCCATCACGCTTTGAATCTGTAACGCCAAGATCCAACCTTAGTGATTGAAAATTTCCTAGATTTAATGTGTACCCCAATGTTACAGATACCTTTGTTGATTCGTTATCCATGCTATACCCTTCGTTAAATAGATTCGCCCCAAATGGGAACAAACCGTCCATCTTCTGTTCTTCTATATGTAAGTATACCATCGCCCATCCTGCGTGTCAACTCTTGCTTGCTGGGCGTAATATCATTAGTTATTAATTTATCTTTTCTTGGTCTACCAATATGGTATGAAGCAAGTATATCACGTATCTCTCTGACTTGTGATTCTGAGTAGTACGATCTTACTTGAAATCCTCTTGCTCCACCTTTTTGAGATCCCGTTGGAAAAGGAATGATTCTTCGTTTCATTAGTGATGGCATATATTTTTTATGACGATTAACTAAATCAGCAGTCTGCCCTACGGTATATGCTCGTTCTCTTTTATTTTTAAAATCACTAATTAAACAACTTTCAATCTGATCCTTTGTAATATTATAAACAGACATAATTCCATTAGACTTGTTGAAATGGTGTATTCTTACTAGGTCTCCGTTAAGAAACCAAACCTTTTTATTCCCTGGAATTACAGGGAGGACATTGTAGCCTTCGCTCTCAATTGTTCCCTTTTTAATAGCCATCGGCCCTCCTGAGAATTACTTGGTGGATGAAAGAATGATCGTGCTCCACAAGACATACAGTACAGTTCTAAATTATTTATCTCTGTATATTGTCTATCTAGGAACATTCTTCCTTTGCATTTTTTACAAAAAATCATCAGTTGGGGATACCTATTGCAATAAGGTTAATGCCAACACTTGTTATTCCGCCAATATTAAACTTAATTGATCCCTCTATGCTTGAAGTGGTTACGCTAGAAAGAGTAACTACAACATCTTTTCCAGCGTCAGAGGAAGTTCCAATACTTACAGGGGTTGCTGTTACAATTGGAACAAACTTAAACTCAGTTGGAAAAGAATAAGAAAATGTACGAGATGAGCCAGCAGTCTGGCTTTCACCATTTGTGACTCTAACATAGCCACCAATAACTCTTGCCTCTGAAGTCTTAACGCTCTGCTTGCCTGCATTTGGTGTGTCAACCGTGACATACTTATTGACAGATGTAGAAGCCTGAGTTGATAGATCATTAACAGCCTTAACAATCTGATAGATGTAGGTTACGTCTAAGGGCTGTCCTCGTTCTGGTACGGGTAAAATTGCCATAATATAATTATACCAGACTCTCAGTTCCAGAATCATAAATAGTTAATGATGGATTTAATGTTGGATTTATTGAAGATACTTGAACAACAGCCCTCACTGAGGTTGTTCCAGTTTTTAAAAATGAATAATTAGTAGATCCAGTTGTTGCTCTATAGGTTGGACTAGAAGAGTCAAAGCCAACAAAGATATCATATAGTATCTGTGTAGAAAGATTTCCAGGGTCCCAACTAAGAAACATAGTATTTCCCAGTTGTCTTAAATCTCCAGTACCATCTTCAACTTTTTCTGATTCAGTAAACACTATTGGAGAATAAGCAGACTTTCTGTTCTTGTCTTCTGCAACTATTCTAAACCTTAAAACAGTTTTGTTATTTCCTGTCACCTTTCCCAGTGACTGCTTTTTAATAACAACATTTTTAATTCCAGGATCTGGGGTAATTGCCATAACTAAACGTCCAATGCAAATCTAAACTCTATGTAGTTTGTGGTGTTTGCTGATTTTATGATTGGCCTAGCCTGTACATTTTTAATTACGGAGTATCCAGTTAGTCCGTACAAAGAGTTTGTTGCTGTATTATTTTCAACTCTTAGGGCATCTAGACAAACATAAAAAGAGTCAGAAGGTAAATTATTTTTAGTGACAGTAACAAAAATTCTTGCTGTTGTAACTTCGGCCCAATTGAATCTTAAACTTTTGTCTAATTCTTGAAAGGTTTTACTTACTACTACGTATCTATTATTTTCAAAATCATGATTATTTTCAGATGTTCCATTTGCGTATCCTATGTTATCAATGTCTACTGCAAACTTTGCATACTGAACGCCCTGATTTGTTAGGTTATGAGAAAACTGTAGCAGTATTTTAACATTGTCTGGAACAATTGCAGGAACTTGTTCTGTTCCAGGGGTTTTATTAACAACAGAAAATGCAAGTTTAAGTTCATCTAACGGGCTATTTTTGGTAAAATCAATAGTTGTTGGATCTAAAACAATACTGTCTGACCCAGTTGCGCCAACCATGCTTCCTTGTAAATTATATTCAATGTCTGATGTGTCGCCTCTCATTGCAATAATGTTATTTAAAAATCTACATCTTTCATTTAACCCAACTCTGTCTTCGTCTGTAAATATTCTGTTGTCTGCATTTGTTGCAAAAACCTTTAGTGGTTGTAGGTTTTCATCAACGACATTTATAACTCCATTTGCAGAATTTCCATCCAATGGCTCATACTTTGGTACAATATTAACAGGAGATTGTCCATCAATACTGTATCTCCAGTTGTCTGTATCTGAAAAAGAATAAACTACTCTGCTATCAAATGCTCCTGCTGCTGGATTTGATGCTGCAGAAAATATACCTACCTCAGTAATCTCATATCTTTCTTGGGTTGGAAGTTCTGCGGTTAGGACAACTTTTGATTGTCCGTCCTCATCAACAAAGCCTCTAGAAATAATAGGCATACGAATCATTTCAAATTCTAAAGACTTTTTATTTTTCATTGCTAGTAACTCGGCAGGACTAAATGGATGATCAGAGACAACTGGCTTTGTTCCACAGCCTATGGCAATGTGAGATGCATAGGATGTGGTCTGCCCAACAAGGTACTTTGCCAAGATGTTTTTACCTGAATTAGTTATCATTTGTTACTCCCCTAGTATATTGTATCATCATAAGTCCCTCCAGCAGTTAATATTTCAACCTCTACCTGCTCATTTTCCTTTACGTTTATTAGATTAATCACAAGGTCTCCGCTTATTGGGTCGATGTATATAGACTTTCCATTATAGACCTTTACTCTTTTTGTTAAGTCTGGATTAGTTCCGATCAAATCATATCCGTTGCCATATTTTGGAAGATAGTTGGCAAGTGTTATAGCCAAAGAACTAAAGAATGAGTCGGCAGATTGAAGTCTTAAAACGTTGTTTGGATTGTATTGTAAGTAAAGGTCTGTTAGGTTTTTGATTGGTTCGTAGATTACTGTCTGACCATTTACCAAATCGTGTCTTGATATTGTTGCAAGTTCAAACCCACCTATGTCTTCAAAGATAAGGTCTGTCATTATTTCAATAGCAACAACCTGTTCGCCAAAGATGAGCAAATCAGGTGTTGCAATTTTTACAGAACCAACAGTACTTGTCTTGGCTGGTTTTGGAATTGCTGCTGTTGCTGGCATGCTTGTGTCTGCCATTAGATTACCTCACTTAAATATAATTGCATTTCTGGACCGTTAGAACTTCTTG